CAATACGCGGCGGCACTCCTCACCCCGGCGCAGCTGGACCGCGCTGCGGCGGCCGAACCAGGGGCGGCACTCGAATGTGCATCGGCGATCCTCACCCCGGCGCAGCTGGACCGCGCGGCGGCGGCCGCGCCCTGGGCGGCACTCCAATACGCGTTGGCGATCCTCACCCCGGCGCAGCTGGACCGCGCGGCGGCGGCCGAACCCGTGGTGGCACTCCGATACGCATCGGCACTCCTCACCCCGGCGCAGCTGGACCGCGCTGCGGCGGCCGAACCCTGGATGGCACTCCAATACGCGGCGGCACTCCTCACCCCGGCGCAGCTGGACCGCGCTGCGGCGGCCGAACCAGGGGCGGCACTCGAATGTGCATCGGCGATCCTCACCCCGGCGCAGCTGGACCGCGCGGCGGCGGCCGAACCCGTGGCGGCACTCCGATACGCGGCGGCGATCCTCACGCAGACGCGAAAAAAATCATGCCAGGAGGCAATAAAATGAAAATCACAGCTCACCAGGGCAGAAAAAACGCGCCCGCGAGGACATCTATGTCGCTGTACGATGATGTACTCGAATACGAGCAGATAATCGGCGTCCATTGCCGATCTTGGACCGGCGAACAATGGGTGGCGTTCTGGCATTGGCGGGAATTGGAAGCGATAAAAGCCACGTACACAAAAAAATGATTGAAAAGCCTTACGGTTTGTGGTAAATTATCTCACAGGAGGATCATATGAATCCAGAAATCAAAAACAGATTCACAGGAATAATTCTGCTTTCGGCTAACAGTACAAGGGGGAGGGAAAGATGTGCGACTTCGTAAGCTGGATCGAATACAAAAAAGAACTTTTATTTCTCACGAAGTATGAGCTTGAAACGTCCCGAGGTAAGGCACTCCATAAGCATTTGGGATCAGAATTTGCTAATGACGTTAAGGGTCATGGCGCGATTGAATGGTACTACAAACTCAAGCCAAATGCGGGACGGCACCATGAATGCACAGACTTTTCGTCACCTGACAATTTCCCAAAATCAATAGTTGCCGCAATCAAAAAGGGGCATTTCTGCTACATAGGGATTGCCGAGGAATTGTTTACTAAGCCCGCCTGGGCCGAGTACGAGAAGATCAATCAGCCCGCCTTGGCCGAGTACGAGAAGATCAAGCAGACCGCGTTGGCCGAGTACGAGAAGATCAATCAGCCCGCCTGGGCCGAGTACGATAAGATCGAGCAGCCCGCCTTGGCCGAGTACGATAAGATCAAGCAGACCGCGTTGGCCGAGTACGAGAAGATCGAGCAGACCGCGTTGGCCGAGTTCCAGAAGATCAATCAGCCCGCGTTGGCCGAGTACGAGAAGATCAAGCAGACCGCGTTGGCCGAGTTCCAGAAGATCAATCAGCCCGCGTTGGCCGAGTACGAGAAGATCAAGCAGACCGCCTGGGCCGAGTACGAGAAGATCAAGCAGCCCGCGTTGGCCGAGTACGAGAAGATCGAGCAGACCGCCTGGGCCGAGTACGAGAAGATCAATCAGCCCGCCTTGGCCGAGTACGAGAAGATCAATCAGCCCGCCTGGGCCGAGTACGATAAGATCGAGCAGCCCGCCTTGGCCGAGTACGATAAGATCAAGCAGACCGCGTTGGCCGAGTACGAGAAGATCAAGCAGACCGAGTTCTGGGCGATATTTAAAGTCAAGACCAATCGCGTAAAGGCGTGGAGGTAGCCATGATCCGCATAATCATCTTAACCGTCAAGTCCCGCGTCCACGCAGAACGTGCATCAAAGCATTTTCAGGCGGCGAGGGAGATATGGAGGGGGAAATGAGCAAACTATCACCGTGTCCGTTTTGCGGAAGTGAAGATGTAAATCTGACCACAGAGGATGCACACAAAACACCTCCGTTTTTTATTACATGCTGTGAGTACGGCGGCGCATCTGGTTTGTGCTCAGTGCCTACGTCTGCTATTAAGCAATGGAACACTCACACTGTTATCCAGAAAGCCGAGGCCACAAAATGAACAAATAGCCGCCGAACCGACGTACCCCGCGAAAATCCCTTGCAAGGCAATAACGGGTAGCGTCTAGGCGGTAGCTATCCCCCGCCAGACCTTATAAGGGGCACCATAAACGGCCCGGCAGAAAAGCGTCTCGCTCCACGGAGTGAAAAGCGGAACCTGGTAGGGTTGGGGGATAGGTTTTTAAATAGGAGAATTACGCTGAAAAGTCTCATGGATATGGGCAGATCAAATAAATGGGGTTTATATACTTGACTCCCTTAAACGTGAAAAACGGAGAAATGAATGGCAGGTAAAAGAAATAGATACGGTGTTAATGACAGCTCTCAATGTTACCGAATTATTAATGGGCTTCGATATATGGCATGGAGTAGCAATGCCTCGGCAGAGTTGATAGCTGCATATCGAAAGGCCGGAATTCGTTGTCGGAGGCAAGGCGTTGAGTTGTTTGTTTTTATTGACGACCGAAACATGGCGTATGAAGTAACGACAAAATGGGAGAAAAAACATCCCGGAGGGCGCGATCCCATTAAAAACCCCAAAGGGGGAGACAGGTGGGATGAGGGTTCAGATGGCATCAATCAAATGACACATATCGTTTCGCTTGTTGGGACCAAAAAAATCGCGCTACGTTTTGATAGAGGCAAAGAAAGGGCCATAACGCTCAAAACGTTCAGGCAATATTGCAAGTGGCGATGGTCCTTTGGTGGCAATGAGCAAGGGAGTTAACTATATAGTTCCCAAATAAATGGAAGCATATTTAGCCAGCCCTCGCAAGAGGCCGCAGCAGCATGGAATGCCGCCACACAGGCCGCAGCACAGGCCGCCCAAAATAAGAAGCTCACTGAAATGCTTATGACTTTAGCACCAAAAGGAGAATAACATGGAGAAAGCACTTCAAACCACCGGAACCACCGGAACCACCACCCTCTCAACACAGCAATTTGACGTTGAGAAAATCCTGTTGACGGCAATCGAGAAGAATACGCCTGTCGATACAATGCAGCGGTTACTTGCAATGCGCCGAGAAATGCTGGCCGACCTCGCCAAGCAGGAATACGACTCTGCAATGTCAGAGTTTCAAGCGTCCTGTCCGACGATCCAGAAGCACAAAAAGGTGTACGACAAACACGGTAAATATCGATATTCCTATGCGCCGATGGATGACATCATCTCCCAAGTCAAAGAACCATTGCAGCGGTTCGGCTTTTCGTATCTGATAACGTCAGACTTGGAAGCCCCGGAAGGCAAAGGCCATTGGATCGTGACAACGTGCAAGGTCACGCACAAGGCCGGACATTCGGAAGTGAGCGCCTTTAAGGTTCCCGTGGACAAAGATGCTTTTATGAGCGAGCAGCAGAAGTTTGCTTCGGCGCTCACGTATGCCAAACGGTACGCTTTCTGCAACGCTTTCGGCATCTTGACCGGCGACGAAGACAACGATGCGAACGATACCGCACCGGAGAAAACCGCTGAACCGCCGAGCGAAACGCCTGCCGAACCAAGCACCCCCGATGCGGAAAAATTGATTGCGGTTGGCATGGTCAAGGATATTGCAAAGGCAAAAACCAAGACGGGCGGTTGGCACTATTCCATCCAGCTTGTGGATGATGCCAAGTATTACACGTTCGATGTAAAAATACCTGAGTACGTCAAAAAATGGGCCGAGACCGGCGAGGTGACGATTGCATTTACAAAAGGTCAATTCGGGAAAGACATTACAGACGTTTCCTTTGCCGATCCAAATGCAGACTTTCGCAAATTCTGCGAGGAAGCGAACGCAAAAAAAGAATAACAACGGGCCAGCGCTCAACTGCGAAAAACTGGCAATCCTGACGGAGGCAGAGCATGTCTAAATTGTACGAATTAAGCACTGAAATGTCGCTTGTAAATGATGAACTCATCGCCAACGAGGGCGAATTAACTCCTGAGATCGAGGCGCGTCTTGACTCACTCAATCTGGCGCTGGAAGTCAAGGCTACCGGCATTCGCAAAATATTCTCAATGGCCGAAGCCGACGAGGAAGCTGTAGACACTGAAATCAAGCGGTTACAGCAGATCAAGAAAACAAACCAGAACATGCAGGCGCGGCTTAAGGAATATGTGCTCAAGAACATGCAGGCCGCCGACCTCAAGACCATCAAGACGACTATCGGCACGTTTACTGTAGCCAAAAGCCCGGACAGCTTGGAAATCGTCGTACCGGAAATGATATCGGCAGAGTTTTACGATACAATACCGGAACACAAGGAATTGAACGAGAAGCGAATCCGGGAAGCTCTCTCCGAGGGGTACAGCGTCGATGGGGCCAAACTCAACAGCGATAGAGTGCATTTGAGGATTAAATGATAATCAAGCGAACGATCAAACTCCGGCCACACGTTGAGATAACACTGCCTGACGGCGTCAGCCCTATACTGTTGGCCGCCGCGCTCGGTGTGGATCGGCAACGCGTGTGGAACTGGAAAAAGCGCAAGAGCATACCGGATTGCTTCATCGAGCGCATTGAGGCGATCCCGCTAAAAAACGTAAAAAGCAGGCGGGTAAAATGTAATGGCTAAAATACCATATTTCCCATTTTACCCGGATGATTGGCTTTCCTCGTCTCGCATCGATTTATTGACTGCGGATCAGGAGCGTGGATATTTTAGATTGTTATGCAGATCGTGGAACATGCCAGATTGCATTTTACCAGACAACGAAAAGTTGCTTCTAAAGTGGTCCAGGATGCAATCTGCCGATGATCTGCGGACGCTATGCGAACGCTTTGCGGAAGGCATGGAACCGCTATTTGATAGGGTAAAAAATGGTTGGAGAAATCCCAAACTTTATGCTCTTTGGTTAAAGTCCCAAGATAAGCACGAAAAAGCAATTGAAAGCGCAAATGCCCGACATAAAAAGATAAATTAACATGCGAACGCATACCGAACGCACAGCGAACGCTATGCTAACCAGAACCAGAACCAGAACCATATCCAGAACCATAAAAAGCTTTTAAGGCTCCCTAGAAAGGAAAACAGTAAGTACATAGTATCTGTGTAGGGGTGAAATACTTGAAAAATCTTGGAATTTAGGCTTTATTTTTAGTTACTTTTTTAGAAATAACTGTGGATAACTCATAAAAACCCAGTCTGTATTGACAGAATTGGAGTTTCACTTTTATGCAACAAAAAAAACCGAGTCCAATGTTTTTTAATTTAGACGTTCCCATCGAAGAAGAAATTGTACAAGCTGCGGAGTGGAAAAAGGCTCAGAGTAAAAGCGAATCACGATCCAGAAAGCTGATCCGAAAAACTTTTTATCCTCAAACCCAAACTGGAATTGTGACGGAAGAAATGATCGAACAAGCAAGACAGTACCCAATCGAAAAATTGATTGATGCAAACAAGTCTGGAATGGCGCGTTGTATTTTTCATGATGATTCCCGACCGTCGATGTCAATAAAAAAATATAACCGTGCTTACTGCTTCACGTGTGGAGCGAAAGCCGATACGATAAAAATTTATCAACAACTCAACGGTGCATCGTTTCATGATGCAGTGAGGGCATTGTGCAATTAAGACCATATCAAGAAAAAGCAATATCTACGCTGAGAAGTTTTTTAGCATCTAAAAAAACTAGAGTGGTTTTATATGCTCCTACGGGCAGTGGGAAAACGTGTATCGGCATGGACCTGATCCAACGGGCAATCGAAAAGCAAAAAAAGGTGATCTTCGTTTGCAATCGGATAGAACTTGTAAAGCAAACATCAAAAAGAATTTCCCAGGATAACATCCCCCATGGAATCATTCAGGGCTCGAATACGTGCATGACGTGGGAACCGGTACAGATTTGTTCTATTCAAACGATAGACAAGCGCGGTTATCCAGAAGCTGATTTAATTTTGATCGATGAAGCACACGGGACTCCTGGATCGAAAGCATATCAGCGATTCATGGAACATTACAAAACGGTCCCCATGATCGGATTAACTGCAACTCCTTTTTCCAAAGGCATGGGAAAGACATTTTTTTGGGGTACGATGTGGGAGGGAATTATTGCGGCAACAACCATTCGTGAATTAATAGATCAAAAATATCTTGTTGACTGTGATATATACGCCCCCGGAGAACCGGATTTGTCTAATGTCAAAATAGTTGCCGGTGATTATCAGGAGGAGCAACTTGGAATCGCAGTTGATAAAGCCGAGCTGATCGGAGATATTGTCACCCATTGGTTTAAGTTGGCAAACAATAAACCGACGGTATGCTTTGCAACCAACATTGCACACTCACAGCACATCGTTGAGCAATTCATACTGGCCGGAGTGAAAGCGGAGCACATAGACTGCTATACCAGCGATGACGATAGGAGAAGAATTCTTGATCGAGTTTTCAGCGGAGAAACAAAAATAATTTCCAATGTCGGGATACTTTCGGAAGGATGGGATTTTCCAGCGTGTGAAGTTATGATTCTTGCTAGGCCAACGCGCAGCCTGATCCGGTATATTCAGATGGCGGGAAGAATTTTAAGGCCATTTGAGGGGAAAGAAAAGTCTATTCTGCTGGATCATTCTGGGACGTGTAAACGGCTAGGATTCCCCACCGATGATTTGCCGTTGTTCCTAGATGACGGGAAACCAAGAGACAAAAAAGAAGCTGCGAAAAAGGAAAAGAAACGCGAAGAAAACTTGCCCCTTGTATGCCCGACATGTTTTTGCGTATTGGCAAAACCGACGACATGCCCCAAATGCGGATATGTGTTTCCGAAAAAGAAAAATACGATAGAAACGAAAGACGGCGAATTGGTAAAGATCAAAAAGGGAAAAGGTAAAATTAAAAATATCCCACGTGAAGAACGAGAAAAAATATATGCAGAGTTGAAAGGGTACGCACAACAACGAGGCTACAAAGAAGGATGGGCGTGGTACAAATGCAGGGAAATTTTTGGAACAGGCCCACGCAGCAATGTGAGCGCCGTTAATCCGACTGAGAGCACATTGAATTTAATAACTCATTTACGCATAAAAAATGCAAAGCGACGCGAGGCATCACTGTCTATGCGTTAACGCTAAGGAGGTTAATATTTCGTTTCGTTAGCATGAACTTAACGTAAGAAAGATTTTCAGCTAACACGCGGGTGAGCCCCGCGTATCTCAGCGCGGGACTCGACCCGCACGTTAGGAGAAATTATGCGAACCAGAGAAGAACAACGGGAAGAACGACAGCAGTACGAAAATGACGTATTTTATGACGTATGGAGAAGCGGTGGCAATCCAGACCGAATAGACTGTGAACGGGTAAGTGACAGTTATTACGACGGAATGAGCCATGATGCTGCTGCCAATGTTGAGCTTCGGAGACAACAGCCGAAACCTGAATTGCCAAGTGAAGAAGAATGGCAAGAAGCACAGGAACAAGGATAACGCCCGGATGACGGGCGCGGGTCTTGCGACCCGTCGATACGTTGGTTATGTACGGAGGGTCGGTTGAGTAAAATTATTCTTCATTTGTGTGCAGACATAGGATCGGATTCTAAGCCGTATCAAGACGCAGGGTACGACGTGAGGTTGATTGGTAGAAGCATAGGAGTGGAAAACTACCATCCACCTGAAAACGTATATGGCATTATAGCCAATCCGGTATGTACTGAGTTTAGCGTGGCATCAGGATTTCACAAGAGCGGGGATTACGAAAAAGGAATGTTTTTAGTAAACGAATGTCTGCGAATAATCAAAGAGTGTACCCCGACGTTCTGGACGATTGAGAACCCGGCGACCGGCAGGCTAAAGGATTTTTTGGGAAAGCCTGTGATGACATATGAGCCGTGGATGTTCGGAAGCCCTTGGACGAAGCGGACGGCATTGTGGGGAAAGTTCAATAAACCCGTTCCAAAGTATTACAGATGGCAAGATGTTCCGAAGAACACTGCGTTGTATGTGAGGCCTGGAAGACCGAAGCCGAGCATAGCCTTTTTGCACAAAAGCGCGAAGAACCATATACGTGAGTTCGACTGCTTCACGGTTGACGATGATATGTCTTTTCGGTCTTTGTGTTCTCAGGGATTTGCACGGGCATTCTTTGAGGCAAACAAGTAGTACATAACGCCCGGATGACGGGCGCGGGTCTTGCGACCCGTCGATACGATGGTGGGAATAATCGCAGGGAAGAGGTTTGCTTATGTATAAAAAAAATGAATATTGCACACGCGAATCTTGCGTAGAGTGCATTTTCGGATTTACAAAGTATTGCGGTAAAAAGGGAGGAGGTGACTTTAGGTTATTTCAGAAACAAAGCAGAAAAAGAAATCGGTCAAGGCAAGCTTCAACCGATCCGGCTGCGAGCCGCGACGGACTTTAAACAGAAAGAAATTTTTCCCAACGAATGAATGGGGATGGAGGCTGACTATCGGCAAGTGGAAAAAACAGACCTAACTCTTTTTTTGGAAAACTATTCAAGCGAAGTGAAAGCCGGGGAATGAAAACCCCGGCTTTTTAATTACCACCTGTACGATAACTCAAGTCCTGCAAACATGCGACTTCCAGTCCGGGAAAACTGGTCAGTAGCGCCCTCGCCATAAAGCGCCCCGTAGACATTTCCTACCCTCACAAACGTCCACCGCCCAAACACATTGGCTTGGATGCCGTTGTACCGGAACCCTATCTCCTTCCCGTTCTCAAATCCGAAAAGCGGCCTCCGAGTTGGCATTGCGTAAATGGTAGCCTGTCCTGTTGTCACTGATAGGCCTGTTTTGAGGTCAAACCCTCCTGTTGAGGCGTGGACATGCCCTTCGGCTATGATAGGCTCTTTTGTGTCTTCCTGAGCGTTTGGAGAGGTTTCGGGCGTTTTTACCAAAATTGTTCCATTTTGGCACACTACCGTCGGTTTCACTGTGATATTTTTTGTCACATTGCGCCATTGCGCCGGGCCGGGAACCTGCTGAGGATGATACCAGGAGTACACCGCCGAGGATATGGCGACTATGGCGATCCCGATTATGACCTTTTCGCGGAGGCTCATGGCCTATGCCGCCGGTTTGACCGGGGCCGGAGCTACAGACAGATCGCCCGATGCGCCAAGGCCGGGAACCTTGGCGAGTGCCGCATTAACCAAGTTGGACGCCTGTTCCGGGGTTACAGTCGGAACCGCCGAAACAACCATGTCGATCGCCGTGGAATACTTCTGGCCGCCCGTCCATGCTCCGATCTTGGACGCCGCGTCCGCCGCCGCTTTTTCCTCGACGGCCAACACCGCCTGAGTAGCCGCAGTTTCGGCTTTTGCAGTCAGAGCCGCGTCAACCACAATACCCGTTTTCGCGTGCAAATACTGCGTCAACTTTGTGCCGACAATCGTGATGATAGAGGCGACCAACACCGCCATGATAGGCTGAATCGTATTCATAATCAATGCTTCCATGTTTTTCTCCTTTTAAGTAAAAGGCCGGTAGCAATACGCTCCGGCCTCTTGGGTTTTACTACATTGCAGGTCGAGGTTACTGTGTGGCCGCGCAGTTGACCGTAGCGCTGATAAGAGAGTTCGTCGTGTTGGTCGTAAGAACTCCCTGGATCGCCCGGAATGGGCCTCGGTATGTCGTGCTAACCCGCGTAACCACTGCCGCCGACGCGGACGGTGTGATCGTTACTGACGGGATAAGCGCATTCGTTTTGTCAAATGCATTGGTCCCCGTGGCGCTGCTATAGAGCACGAAAGATCCCGTCGCCGTTGACGCACTTGTGTACGATACAATATCGCAGGCCACACTATTCATGGGGTAATCGAATACCGCATAATTCGTTGTGACCTGGGTGCCCGAAGCCCCGGAATACAGCGAGGTCATAGCCGAAGGCCGGGGGCTTGTCTGGTAATTCGTCACGTTCGCCTGGGCCGCAAAAAGCACGGTTCCGGTCAAAACGAAAACGATTGATACGAAAACACTGAGAATGCGTTTCATCTTGTTTGTTCCTCCTTTTAGATTGTTTTTCCGTTTTGAAAATCATGAAGGGTTAACCCCTTCGTATATTGACAATGCGCCATTTCACGGAATTTTTCCCATCGACCGGCCCATTCAAGGCCAAGAGATTCCGCGATTTCGCCGCATTGCGCGAACAGCTCCGTATCATCCCATGCAGGTTTCCCGTTTATGATCGGCGCAAAATCGAAAGCTACTTGATAGTTATGGAAGCTTTGTCCTGCATCGGCGTTGGTGACAATCCGTCCCGGAGTTGTGCGCCCATGCTCGTAAAGCGCGTGTTGAGACTCCAAATCCCGGTAAGTGCTGGTGATGATAACATCGATCCCCTTATTCTGGCATAAGGTGATAAACGCCTGACACTTTGTTGCCGCTTCTGGTAAAAGATCTGTGATTTTTCTGCTTGCAATCATGGTAACCTCCTATGCTTTATAGAACCTGTAGCGCCCCTTGATGTTGTTGTGAAAGTATGCACCCGGAGACGCCGCTGAATCAAGCCCACGGTACACATTTTCGGGCACGTTGTCAAAAGAATATGTTGTGTCGGGATTATTGACGAATTGCACGTCTAGAACTTGCGTTTGAGGATCATAACCGTATGCTGCTATGTTTGATGATACAGCGGTCTTCATGTTAATCGCCATTTTTATCTCCATCCTTAAACATTCCGGCCAGGATCAGTAAAAGGCCGAAGATGGTTGCCGCTGCAACCCGAAGTACGGTCGGGTCGATCATCGAATACACAAAGAGGGCGGCGGTAAGCAGCATGGAAAGATATACACGCGCCCTCGCTGCCAACGCATCGAGCGCAGCGTTTGCGATTACTGCGAACGTAGCTTGCAAATTCTTCTTTGCTGCCACGGCTTTCTGCTCCGCTACTGCCGCCCTTTGTTCCAGGACTTCGAAGGGAATCTGTCTCTCGTCGGTCTCCATTCATCACTTTCCTTTCATATGGTTTTTGCGCCATTGCGCTTTTTTTGCAGGCAACTTTTTTTCAGAAGTGACCGCATAATCGTGCATTTGCGCCTTGGTCATCTTCGGGCACTTCTTGTTCGTTTTCTTGCCGTGTTCGCACATCGCCATGAACCGTCTTTGAGCTTTTGATACAGCAGGCATAATAATCCTCCTATTCGTCCTTGAGCCCGTCAGGAATTCCGTCGCCGCCTTCTTCCTGATTCTTGAGCCGGGCAATTTCCACTTGCGCCATGATCTTTGCGACGGCTAGTTTTTGGTTGAAATCGTTACCGGCGGCAGCATACAAATCTTTCAGCGTTTCGTCAATCGTAATTGTGCTTTTTTTTGCCATGATTAAAATTCCTCCGGAAGTATTGAATGCCATTGTTTCAGAAGTTCAGCGCGTTGTGCTGCGGCAGCCTTGCCCCACGCGTCGGCTATTTTCTTGTTGAGAATATCTTTAACCGCCGCTTTCTGTTCCGCGTCCATCAATTTGTAAATGTGCAGCGCGGCAAAGGAACCGTTTTCCGTTGTCGTTTTGGTAACTCCGAATTTATTGAAGTCTCTCACGAATTTTGGAGTATCTTTTTCTTTCCATGCCTGAGCAAATTGTTTTTCGGTAATCTTGCCAGAATCCATCGCTTTGTAAAGAGCATCTATACCGGCTTCCTCGTCAGTCTTGGCGAGATCAAGAGCTTTCAGGATGGTTTCTTTCGCCTCTTTGCTGTCCTCGGTCGGCTGATAGTCTGCAATGTGCGGCATACGCTTTGACATTTCTTTTTCTGCGGGACTCTTGCCGAAGGAAACGCCAATCATGCCCCATCCAAGTTTCGGAAGGGTTTTCTTGCCTTCGGATATTCTTGTTGCTTCCGAGATTGGCGCAAGCGCACCTTTTGCCAGTTTCATCACGGTTGTTTTTTGCCCGGTATGTGGATCGCGCCCGTAATAAGCCTCTATCGCGGCATTGAAGCCTACGGCAGGAGTCAACACGGATTGAACCCACTGAGCGAAATCGATTTGCCCCCGCGCAAGCTGCTCGGTCTTATAGGGGAAAGTGGACGCTCCGGCGCGTCGCAGGTAAGCGTTCTTGTCGCCCGTTGCCGCCTTTGCCAACTTATCTAGTTGTGGATAAAGAACAGACGTTGTGAGCGCAAGCATGGCGATTTTATCAACCGAGTCAAGGCGCTCGGCCAAAGGGGCATCTTTCCCGATCAGTGATTTAATCATTTCACCGTATGATTTTAATGCGCCATAGTGGTAAGTCCCAAACATAGTCACGCCGCTTTCGGGTTTCATCAAGTTCGCAATGGTCTTGCTCCCCATGACGCGGGGAGGTATGCGGTACGTTGGGAGATGCTTGCCAGTATCAGCGATTGCCTGCTCAAAAGTTTTTCCGTGTCCGACTTCCTCATAAATGGCTTGCAGAACGGCTATATCATTTGAGGCCCAGGTAGCTTTTGCGGAGAAGTTGTATATCGCCTTGACCAAACGGGCCGGGGCCATGCCAAGGTCTTTTGCAATTCCTTTTAATAGGCTCGGATTATGCTCAAGCTCACCGCCCATCTTGTCGAGCATGACTTTGTAAAGGTTTCGATTGACGGTTTGAGAATACTGTAATGCAGTTCCCTTTTCAAGCATTTCGTTGTAATGCTCGTTCATCGTAAGAACGTCACGAATCGCACGTATACCGGAACTTGCAAGATCGGGGTATCGTCTCGGGTCGAACCATGCCGAAGCGCCACGGTTGACAAGCCAGTGAACCGAGATATTTGGAATGTGGATCATCGGGTTAAAGAAAATGCTGTTTCTCATTACCCGACTGATTGCTGCATACGCGCTCTCAGTATCCAATAATCCGCTTGACGCTTTCTTATAGAATGTGTCGAAGGTTTCTGCAATGCGCTTTGGGAAAGCATATCCCCGGAGTTGCGGCAATTCTGTTGTTTTGTACCCATCGGGCAAATTTGCCTTGCCTAACTTTATGGCGATACGGTTAAACTCCGGGGATTGCTTGAGATTATCGATATACTGTACCGCTCTCTCGACGCGCCGAAGGTTATTGTATGTCGTGATCTCGTTCAAGAGTGCATTCTTGTGATATTTGATTCCAGTATTTGCCTCAATCTCTTTTGTCGTCGCATCCGTGATATGCCACTGTGAACCCTCGTTGTCGGTAAATAGCTTCCCGGCGGCATCGGCGGGATTATACCGCTCCATAATGTCGGAAAGTTCACTCTCAAGCCGCTTGATCTTTGCCGTCCGAGTCAGTTCCTTCAAATGATCCCGGTAATTCCATTCCGGGTTTGCCTTCAAAAGTTCCAACTCGCGTTCGAGCTTCCCGATCTCGATATTTATAGGCTTGATTTCCGTATCCATCATCTGTTCTTCGGTCGTGAATTTCAGCCGCCCCATGTCGGTAGGCTTTCCCTGATCCCACGCCTCAACGCGCCCGTTCTTTATGGCGACGATCCGGCGTTGCCCGATCTCGTTCTCAACAGCCATCATGGTACGATGCTTCAATGCGCCCGATGACTTGCTGAGAATCGACCCTTCCCGGGTGCCCCGGAAACCCTGCATGATCCGGTCGAACAAGCCACCCCGTTTGGCTACCTTGCGGGGCGTGTAACCTTCCCCGGAAATGGGAATTTCCTCGCCCTGTAGCCGGGAATAGACCTTTTCACGCGCCTGACGGATCGGTTCGATCTCTGTTTCCAAAAGGTTGCGTTGTGTCTCTGTCAGCGGTTCGCTTGGATTTTCCAGGTGATGATAGATTGCTTCATAATCAGCTGGAGAACCTTTTGAATTTTCAAGTACATGGCGCATCCGGTTCTTATCTGCGGCATCAGCCCCCATGATCATGTAATAGTCGTCAAGCAGGGAACCGCTATATTTTACCGATTTTTCGCTCTCTGATATGAAGTCCTTGACCTTGTTGACCACCTCTGATATGAAGTCCTTGACCTTGTTGACCACGGTTGGGACGGTGCTCTCGGTGGGTTCCATTACGATGTTTCCACGTGGAACACCGGACGGAGGAACATAATCAGATTTTTCCGCATCCGTCAATTCTTCCCACGGCTTCATGGTGCCGTCGTCGGCTTTGTACTTTCCGGCATGTTCGGCAATCTCACCCTCCGGCGCAATGCTTGAAAGTTGTTGGATTCTCTGTTCTTTTTCTGATTCCATCAATTTTGCAGCTTCATCCATAGCGGCGCCGGTAGCCTTGGCCTTTTCACTTGGCTCTAAGTTCTCAAACCAGCTTGGATGCACCTTCGGGCGAACGGTTGCAATCGGCTCTCCGGAACGCTTATCAAATGATTGTGCGGCCTGTTCGTATCCTCCGGCCTTTTCCTGCTCGGTAAGTTCGGGGAATGCGGAACGATCAATCGGGCCGACGTTCGGGGCGCTTTTGGTCATCCCCTTCACTAACCCGCCAAGGGCAAATCCAGCCATGATCGCGGTTACGCGCTCATCGGCCTCTTTCTCGGTGCGTCCCATTGCCATGAGCGACTTTTTAATAGCATTTCCAACGACATCAAAGGGCAACGACATGCCCTTAAGTATCAACTTTCCAAAGTCGGTGTTCGGCTGTACCTTCGAAGCGAGCTCTTTCACCGTTTCAGCGGGCTTATCACCGAAAGCCCGAGCAATGGACTCCGCTACCGGCTCAAGCGTCCCGACAATTACCGACATGGGTACATTCCCTATGTCCTGAATGCCGGATTGAATCTTCGAAGACAGGCTTTCAGGCTTGATCGGTTCCCCGAAAAAGTCCTCTGCTTTAACCGGCCCGGGGGCTTCCGTTGGTTTCTGATTGGTTCCAAAAAAGTCTTTTGCATCGAGTACGGGCATTTTATTTCACCGGGATAACGAGTTTTCCATCAGGGCTAACATACCCTGACTTCCCATTTTTTGTAACAAGTTGCCAACCAGCGGCCTTTGCTTCATCCGGCGTGGTGGGCGTTTTGCCGCCTATCCGGGGCGGGAGAGAGGCACCCGGGGTCTTGCCGCCCTTAAAGTGCTTTTCATGGAAAACTTCTCTTGAATCCGGAGTGCCTCCTTCGGACTTTGTCTTTTTTACATATTCTTCATAGGCCAGTTTTTCGGTTGTTTGAGAAACGGCCCTCGGCTTTTTCAGTCCATCGGCAGATCGCAAAAGCGCAACATGAGCGTTGACCGCCTGCTGCCAGGTCATTGCGAGCCTCATAGCATGATGTTCTTCCTGGATAGCGATAAGATTCAACTGCTTCAATCGCACTTGTAATGGTCGGGTTTCATCCTCAAACTCTTGCTTGTATCTCTGAGAAAGCCGAGCGGTTTCTCGCTCTATGTATTTGATATGCTTGTCATAATCATCTCTTGCCTGCTTCATCACTTCATCGCGGCCAGACTTCCAGCCGTTGATGGCGGCGGTCAAGGCGAGCATGGCCCCGTTTGCCCCGGTCTTCATAAAGGCAGGGCCAGCGAGAGCGGCAACGAATAGCGCGAAAGCCGCACCCAAGCCTTGCTTGCCTATCTTCGTTTTCTGATATTCCTTTGAATCCTCCCATTCGGGGATTTTCTCGATAGGGGCTTCCTTCGGGTGCATGTCAAACAGATCAATAGAAACTTTATCTGCCTGCATTTGAGCATCTTCGGATTTCATGTTCGCAGCTGCAATGGCGGCATCATTTCTTTTTTTTGCTTCATCGCTCACATCCGCAAGCGATGGTTCAAGTGCTGCTATGTTACTTCCCAATTCTGCCATAATAATCTCCTATACCGGAATTGCCTTACCAAGACCCGTGCCGACTGTACCACCGGCAACCGCACCGCCGGGGCCGCCATAGATACCGCCGACGACCGTACCTATTGCCCCGAGCAATCCGGAAAAGATCGCCGAAGTTTCCTTGCGCTGCTGATCGTGGAATTGCGCTAGTTTCGTTGCCGCTTCCTCGGACAGCCCCAAGGTCTGCATGGCCTTGATCCAGGAATCCTCTTTAATTGCCTGAGTCATGTCATATTTCAGTAGGGCCGTATCGTTCCCCAAGTTCTTGAAAAAAGCGACTTGCTGATCGCTTGACGGCATACCGGCTTCTTTGTAAAAATTCTCTCCGGCGGCGGTCTGCTCTGCCGTATAGTCAGCAACCTCTTTGGTCTGAGAAGGGAGCAAGGTGGGATTCTTGTACCGACCGAGTTGATCCGTGCCGACGGCCTTCATGGTGTTCATCTGATTCGTCAATGAGTTTTCAACCTGTGTATCTGCCGGGCTTTTGCTGTTCATAACTCCGGAGAGCAAAGAACCTTGAATAGCCGCAGAAGGCGATACGATCTTTCCAACGGTATCTAACACTCCGCTCATTACTGCACCTCCTGGATTGATTGCATGCCAGTATTGTCGATTGATTGCATAGGCACCATTTCCGAAGAAAGATCATTTGATGACGGTAACAAGTTGAACGGATCGGAAATCGCACTCGGAGTTCCATCAGAATATTTTGCCGCACCTGCAAGAGTGCTGATTGCCTGCATTCCCCCGGCGTAAGCGTTCATCGCTGCGGTTTTATCTGCCTCGCTCATGGAGTTTAACACATCTTGAGAGCCGGAAGCAAACCCCATTGCCTGGATAAAGTTGTTCCAATGCGTTTGCCGTTCCGCATTCAGCTCGGTATCATGCTGAGAAATGATTGATTTGCTGATTGTGCTGAGTCCCGTCAATGCAGAAGAACTATCCGAAATCCCCATTGAGGAAAGCGCTTGCCGCATTTGCGCCGTTTCAATGTCCTTTTGATGCTGCAAGGCTTGGTTCTGTTCCGGCGACAAGTCGGTCGTAGCGTTGTACTGGCCGAGTTCATTCATACCAGCCGCCGCCATTGTTTGCTGATATTGCTCAAGATTTGCTTTATCTTTATTTGCCTGATCTCGGCTTGCTTTACCAACATCGAGCGATTCTGTGCTTTTATGCAAAAGATTCTCGGCTGGTTGCAAAGGCTTTGAACCTACATTTATTTTTGGCATACTTAATCCGCCCATACAATCCCCCTATGGCTCAATGATGAACCATGCTACCGTCGCATTGCTCAAAGCATTTGTGCTTTTGATCGTGAACGATGTCCCCGGAACGCGCGACGGCTGATCTTCATAAATTTCTCCGAGATTTGAAAGCGTACCGGCCCCATTTACGCTGAGAAAAATCAAACTGTTTGCCGTGACTTTCACGGTGTTGACCGTGAATGTACCGCCCGAGAGCAACGCCGATCCTTTGGTTATCGCTGCAATCGGAAGATATGTGGCCGCCGCGTTCGCTTGCGTGAGATACGTTGCAACCGCATTCGCAATCGTTTCATATGTGGCCGCCGCAGCGAGTTGCGTGAGATACGTTGCAACCGCATTCGCAATCGTTTCATATGTGGCCGCCGCAGCGAGTTGCGTGAGATACGCGGTCAATGCTTGTGACGTTCCCGATGCAGGCGCTAAATCATTTTGCACCCGGCTTATATCATCCAGGTACAGAGCAAGATCATAACACCATTTTGCCCATGCTGCCTTGTCATTCGGGTCAACGGTGGTATTAATGAAGCGCCGATTAAGTTGTGTATTGACGGTCATTATTGCTTTCTTAAAAACACATAGCCTATATCGTTTGTAATGGCGCTCGGGCTAGTAGCAAATAATTGACTAAATATATCTAAATATCCAGTGGTTGTGGCTGTGATTTTAATGATTCCGCTTAAATGCGAAGTGTAACCCGTACTGATTGTTGCATTAGTTACAAGAGACATACTCCCGGATAATCCAGAAATCCACTTCCACGAAGTACCGAAAAAATATGGATGTAAGGTTAATGTTTCTGCTTCCGTTGCCCCCGCCGTCCACGATGCCCAACTTTCTACATATAAAATATCTCCCGCAGTTACCGCGAAAGGAGAAATATTGATACTTGTCGCAGTTGTGCTCGATGAAAGGGAATAAATACCTATGACGGTTTGTAATGGATTTTGTCCATTGATAGTCGAAGCGGTCAATGAACTTGTCACCATGCTTGATGCAGTTACCGAATCTGACACCATGCTTGAAGCGGTCAACGTACTCGTAACCACAGATGAAGCAGTCAATGTACTGGATAGTTGTATACCGCCTGATGTGGTTATGATCGGCGATCCATTTGAAGCAATCGCAAAAGAATCACCACTCGACCCCCACCAAATTGACTCTACCTCTCCTGCATATCCAGACATTATAACATTGCCAATGGCAAAACCGAAAAAAATCTGTGAAGGAGGAGCCAAAGGAGTAGTATTGAAATTAAGGGTTCCATATGGTCCGGTTCTGGTTATGCTCCCGCCATTTGTAAAAACTACTTGAAGAGTCGGAGGGAAAGTAATGGATGTCGTTACCGTACAAGCGGAAGAAATCAATAGCGTTTTCTGACTTGACCCGATTGAATTGACAGCATCATTCAAGCTGTTGTATTGCCGTACATCAACAATCGGATCGGTCAACCATCCATTGTAAAGACTGAATGTTTGCCCTAGGAAATTGCTCAGGCTGTTTGAGTAAGTCGTCAATGCAGCACCTGTCCACGTTGCCGGTGGTGTCGGAAACGGATTGACTGTTGCCCAAGTTGAAGTTGCCGAAAGCATCAGTATTGCTAGAATCAGAATAATTTTTTTCATGTTGTTTCTCTCCTTATGGGAAAATAGGATTAGCATCTTGTGTCGGTTCAGGCCATGTCGGGCCGAGCGTGCATTCATACGCAACGCCGGTTACAACATACATTGCATCGCTCGTTTCGGTAAATTGCGCTTGTATCTTCCGGCCCCGTCCCTCTACCGCGCCGAATCCGTGAGAAGCGTCGGCAACGAAAACATTCGGAGAAACCGGGCCACTCGGCAAATTAAACGTTATCACTGCTGGCACGGATGAGAGTTCTCCAAGAATCGTTAAAGCTGCCGTGAATGAAGGAACGGAAGCAGTCACATTGGTAATCTGTACTCCCGCATTGACCACGGCCTTGTCATTCACCGGATAGCCGAAATCCTCTGCTCGCAAAGTAAAGGTCTTTGTAATCGGGGATCGCCCGGAGAATAGTTTGATGATCGTATTGTCCCGAGCGGCGAAACAATCAGTTCCCGTTTTCAAATTCCGCTGGCTGATAGAAGATAGTTCAAGTCCATAATTTACCACAAACCAGCGATAACCATATGAATCCTGGTAAAAGCAAAGCAGTTTTTTCATCGCCGGTTGTGTCGCTGTCTGTTTCACAATTACCAGCATACAGTAAACCGTTTTGTTGAATATCGTGGCGAAACTGGCAATCGGAGTGAAGAAAGCAAAATCCAGAAGCGGAAACAATCCATCAAGATATTCCGAAGCGGGAGCATACGATGTTCCAGAAACTTGATTGATTCCGGTCTGCGTTGCCATGATGACTTGATTTGCATAAGCCTTGCACGTGTCCTGCCACATTGAACCGATCATCGGTACGGCATCGGTCATATTGAAAGTCGTTGTCCCATCGGAAAGAATTTGAATCCCATAAATAAGATGGGTCGAAAGATCGCCGATCACATAGAGATAATCTTGTGTCGGTATAAGTTCGACGATACTTTCTCCCAAATCTTCGTACACGTCTATCGTTGTTCCGCTGCCGACGCCAACAAAATCCATTGTCAAGTCCGGAGCGGTATAATTTATTACCCTGCCATTGGCAACAAATACATGGCCCTTGAAAATTGCTATCGCAGTTCCGGTCTGAGCTGCGGAAATAAGATTTAGACCGGCAAGAAATACCTCTCCGCTGGTATCGGTATGCGCAACAGTGCAGTAATAATAATATCCGGCGGTCGGATCGACGATCAGTATCGTCTTATCCTTCCACTGAATGAAATGCGGGTTCGTGAAAGTTCCCGGAGGCATAAGTTGCAAAGATGAAAAGTTAGGGGCCGGAGAAAGATCATTGACTTTCCAAAGTGACCCATCTGAACAGAAAGCAATCATCGTTCCATACTGCTCGCCAATGTTGAACCACTTGTGCCTGACAATCCGGCTGCTGAGAGTAACAAGGTCATCAGAATATCCAGGAACAGACCAAAGCCCGGAACCGATCGGCATGAAGTTTTCAAGCGCCGGAAGCTCGTCTTGTTTCATCGAGATTGCCGAATCCTTCGTATTGAGCGTCCGAAAGGAATTTAGTTCAATGATAAAGGTCTGTTGTTTTGTCGCCATTTATTTTACTACTCCGGTTAACCTCAATATTTCAATTACCAAAACAATTCCAGCAATTCCACCGGAAAGCCACATGATTTTCGATTCTACTTTTCTGAGACGTGTAAAAATTTCATCATGATCCTTCACGTTCTGTTCCATGTCTTTGGTGATATTCTGAACATTTGCCAGAAGCGTCGCTACATTAGTTACGACAACGATCATTTCCTTTTGATTGCTTTCAATATTACTCAAATGTGATTTCACTTCTTCATGTCTGTCATCGAGTAGTTTCATACTTGCCCCCGATGGGCAATTCGGATAATCACACTCCACTATTTACCTCCCCACAAGTTTGCGTGTGAATCCAAACCCGCTTGTCATAATTATTTGACGACGGAAATCTCCCATGAATGCATCTGCTTCGTCGCGCTGCTGATTCTTGAGTTTGCAAAGATAGGCCATGTAATAGCCGACGCATTCCGTATAAGGAAACGCAATATCGGCATCAACATCTGCAAGGTCTACCAGATCAAGCGGCTCAATGGCGCAATCAATAGAGCTGTTCGGATAAGCAATAGCGGGCCATTGAAGAAGAATGAGAATCCTGTTGTTCAACGTATAGTATGACGGTGTGCCCGCGTATTGCGTTTGCCATAGGCCGGTACGAATCATCGTTGAAAAAGGTAAATATTTCAGTTGATATACTGTATTCGCGCTATAGTTCAGAATCACATCAAGAATATCCGTGACTCGGCGCAAGATCGGGACAGTAACTAAATTCGAGTCAAGATTGTATGACGCTTCTGCCAAACTTGACGCGGCAATCACATCGAAGGAAATGACTTGCCGGGTACAACTTGTCATCATCGCTACAAACTTCCGAGCCTTATTCGCATAATCCGTAAGCTCCTGCTGAGTCCAAAAACGGAACGTTGAATCATGCGTAAGCCTCTGGCAATCCGTAATGTAGTCTTGCAGCGTTTCTTGTTGTGGTATCGGACCTAATGGGTCAAGTATCGGCATTATTTGATCACCCTTACATAATATTGTCTAGCTGCCGGTGTTACCGCAGCCAATGCGCATTCATCGACACTAACTGTATTTGCTGCTGATACGTAGGTGTATACGCTAACCAATCCTTCATGAACTCCATCGCTAGGATTCGCTATTGCGACCATTGCTGTGGTTGCTCCTGACACGGTTGCTGTCGCGGTAGTACACGTTCCCGCAGTTACTAAAAGACTTCCTCCAATCGTAGTTGTTGTTCCAGACAAAACGTTTGAAAATGCATCTGTGATACCAAATCCTGCTAACGTTGTTGGTGATGGGGTTATGGATGGATAAATTACTGAAACATTATTGCTGCTATAGTTCACCACATATATCCGGTCATTACTCGGGGAGTAGGCGACATTACGGGGATTCGTGCCCACCGTCACCGTTGAGACAACAGTATTGTCTGATGGCCTGATGACTGAAACATTATTGCTGCTATAGTTCACCACATATATCCGGTCATTGCTCGGGGAGTAGGCAATACCAATTGGACCCGTGCCCACCGTCACCGTTGAGACAACAGTATTGTCTGATGGCCTGATGACTGAAACATTATTGCTGCTATAGTTCACCACATATATCCGGTCATTGCTCGGGGAGTAGGCAATACCAAATGGACCCGTGCTCACCGTCACCGTTGAGACAACAGTATTGTCTGATGGCCTGATGACTGAAACATTATTGTCGCCATTGTTCGCCACATATATCCGGTCATTGCTCGGGGAGTAGGCAATACCCTGTGGACCCGTGCTCACCGTCACCGTTGAGACAACAGTATTGTCTGATGGCCTGATGACTGAAACATTGCTGCCACTGTTCGCCACATAGACCCGGTCATTGCTCGGGGAGTAGGCAATACCCTGTGGACCCGTGCTCACCGTCACCGTTGAGACAACAGTATTGTCTGATGGCCTGATGACTGAAACATTATTGCCGCCATAGTTCGCCACATATATCCGGTCATTGCTCGGGGAGTAGGCAATACCAATTGGACCCGTGCTCACCGTCACCGTTGAGACAACAGTATTGTCTGATGGCCTGATGACTGAAACATTATTGCTGCTATAGTTCGCCACATATATCCGGTCATTGCTCGGGGAGTAGGCGACATTACGGGGACCCGTGCTCACCGTCACCGTTGAGACAACTGCGCTTGATAGATTTAATCCTGTAAGCCCCGATGGAGTTTGCATAACTCTAAATCCACCATTAGCAGAGGACAAATCCACTGTAGCGAATGCCGGATGATCTGTTGTGGTCAATCCGGTAAAATCATTTTGTCCTGTGGCAATGGAAAGTACACCTGTTGTAGTCGTGTTTTTGACAATGCCCGTTCCGAGTGATCCCAGGAATTGCGCACTCGATAATCCAGCATCGGAGGTGCCCTGTACGATGAACTTATTTGAGAAGGCTACATTAGCCGATCCATCAACGGAATTACCTGCAAGATTACGAGCTGTCGTCCACGTTGCCGCTGAACCACTCACGTTACCGATTACGTTACCGGTAAGAGGCCCCGCAAACGCCCCTGCCGTCACTGTGCCTGCGGTTTGCAGGGACGTGACACTCATGGTGCCGCCGGTCACAAGGGAAGTAGAACCCGTGTAGTCCGTGGAAAGTGCATTTGTAATACCGAATCCTGCAAGTGTCGTGGGGGATGGGGTTATAGATGGGTATACTACTGAGACATTGTTGCTTCCATAATTTGCAACATACAACCGATCATTACTTGGGGAATAGACTACAGAATTGGGGCTCACACCCACTGTCACGGTAGCAACCACGGTATTGTCGGATGGTCTGATTACTGAGACAGTGCTGTCGTCAGTATTTACAACATACACTCGATCATTACTTGGTGAATAGGCGACATTATTGGGGCTCGCACCCACCGTCACGGTAGCAACCACAGTATTGTCGGATGGACGAATTACTGAGACATTGCCACTGCCATTATTTACAACATACACTCGATCATTGCTCGGTGAATAGGCTACATAATTAGGACCTGTGCCCACTACCACAGTAGCAACCACGGTGTTGTCGGATGGACGAATTACTGAGACATTGCCACTGAAATAATTTACAACATACACCCGATCATTACTTGGCGAATAGGAGACATCATTGGGGCTTGTCCCCACTGTCACGGTAGCAACCACAGTATTGTCGGATGGGCGGATTACTGAGACATTGCCACTGCCATTATTTACAACATACACTCGATCATTGCTCGGTGAATAGGCCGCACCATAGGGGTTCGTGCCCACTGTCACGGTAGCAACCACGGTATTGTCGGATGGACGAATTACTGAGACATTGCCACTGTTATAATTTGCAACATACACTCGATCATTGCTTGGCGAATAGGAGACACTAACTGGGTTCGTGCCCACCGCCACGGTAGCAACCACGGTATTGTCGGATGGTCTGATTACTGAGACAGTGCTGTCGTAATTATTTGCAACATACACTCGATCATTGCTCGGTGAATAGGCCGCACCATGGGGTTTCGTGCCCACTGTCACCGTTGAGACAACGGAACTTGATAGACTTATTCCTGTTAGTCCGGATGGAGGTTGTACTATTCTGATGTTACTGGGCAAATCAGTTGTCCATGTACCATCTGCTCGCAGATATGTAGTTGTTGAGTATGTCGCATTACTAGCAGGGACTATACCGCTAGTAGTTGTGGAAAAAGTTCTGAAAGTACTGGCCGTGCCTGCCGAGGTCGCATAGGTCGCCGTGCCGGAAGTAGAGGAATAGGGGATGTTGGTCAGGCCGGAACCGTTGCCGGTTATCGTGCCCGCCGTTTGCAAAGAAGTAACACTCATGCTGCCGCCGGCGACAAGGGAAGTAGAGCCGGTATAGGCTGTGGCCACATCGGCGCTCGTCAGCGTCACGTCGCCCGTTCGAGTGTTGAAAGAGGCCACAAGGGCAAGAGTTCCCGTAAAGGATATATCATATCTCCATTGGGGGACATGTCCCGGTTTAGTAATGTATTCGTTATAAATGCCGTTTGGTACGTAATAAAAATATCTTCCGGCAGAATCTGATGTTATTGGATTTGAAAGAGGCGTACCGATAGAATCAGTGGCTAGGGTTGCCAGTGTCGTTCTGTCAGAATTGTAAACTGTTATTGTCGCATTTGGCAACGCAAACATTGCGTTGCCCATACCCCGAGAAGTGGTTATGTCTTCTCGACGAGTGAGGGCGCTTGCTGTTATTGCAAGGACAAGGAATATGGCAAATGTGATTAATATTTTTTTCATGGAATCCCTTTCTTTGGCTGCTCATCAGATTATCCGCGCCACCGGATAATTACGGGCCATTTCAGGCCCGTTTCGCAGATTACTTTTTCTTACCTTTTGCAGGTTCTGCGAGATTTGACGCTTCCTCAAGTTGTGCCTTGAGCTGCTCGATCTCGGCTGTCGCGGATTTCAATGAACCTGTCAATTCATCGATTTCGACCTGTTTCGCTTCCAGATCGATCTTGAGCTGCTCGATCTCGGCGGCATCGGTCTTGGCAACGTACTCGACAAAATCCATCTTGATGTTGTCAAGCCACTGCTTGCCGTCGGGATGGTTTGCAAGGCCCAAGCGCCGAAGCGTAGGGGTCTTGTCCTGCTTGTTTAACCCAAAGATGTGAATAGCGGCGGCGAGAGGAATGGTCACTTTTTCATTCGGCTTGAAAGTGAATTTCATCCCCGCATAACCGTCTTCAAACACTTTCGGATTTTTGTTGGTTACGATTACTTCATTGTGTGCCATCGTTCCCCCTTAGTTACGAGTAATGAATGCCCACGCGAAGTTGTAGGCGGCAGTTGTAAGTGTCTTCGCAATGGCAACGTAGCCAATGCAAGTACCGACGGCCTGAGTGCCTTTTGCGGCCTCACCAGCGACGGCAGAGGTCCCGAGGTAATCACCCACAGCGAACGTGCTACCGTAAGCAACACGAACCTTGGCAAGACCACCACCGACGGCCATCTGCCCCTGACCGGGGATGACCTGACCCGACGGAAGTGTGATTGCCGCCGGGATTGCGCCCTTTGCAACACCGGCAACGGCTACGGAATCGGCGCTTGTCGTTGTTTTGACTGCCGGAAGCGGCTGCGTCGCGTCGATATTGGTTGCATCGAAAATCACGACTTCCATATCGTTGATCGCAGTTGCGGCATAATTCAGGACAGTGATAACATCACACTGATCGTCCATACTTACCGCGCCAGTGGAAACTATTGCTTTTGACATTGTTTGTTCCTCCCTTGTTTAAAGAGTCTCGTAAGTGAGATTCTTGAAGTGTGACGCAGTGCGTGGTTTTGCGCCGACGGCCTCGACCAGCGTGAGAATCACGCCCTGGTAGCCGATTTGGTTGTTGGGAATCGTGCTCTCGAATCCGGAGAACGCGAAGGAAGCGGCCTCATGGAAATAGAGGCTCAGATACTTCGTGTTCCATAAAAGAAACTCGCCTTCCGGCATAGAGGGGTCTGCAAAGATCGGGACACCGGACACCATAAGAGCCCGGAAACCCGTCTCGACCTGGCCCATTGAAAAACCGTTTTCGACGATGAAGCGTTCTTGCCCGATGAAGTCTTCGGCAAGCTTCATCCACGTACCGAAGCCGCAGAAACCGATGTTCGGAGACTCGCCGCCTGCAAACTTGGTTGCACCGGCAATCATAATCATCACCTGGACGCGCGTCGGGACTGTCGCAAGGGCATAATTCTGGTAGTATCCCTTCCAGAATTGATTTCCGGCAGTAGTCCGATCGATGTTGCCGTAAACGTGATCGTTCGTCGAATCATCGGCATAATCGAACAAGCTAGTGATCTGTTGCGCGTTGCTGCTTCCGGAGGAAGTCAGAAGCGCGGTGACAAAATCGTTCTTGATCTGCTCTTCGGCATCGCTCATGCGAGCTTCGAGGATCGGAACGATCTCATGGCCCATCTGTACCAGACCTTCCATCCCGAGGAACGGGATCGGTACAACATGGGCTTTCAGGTTAAACTCGGCGTTCTGAGCGCCGGTCTTCGTTGCAGGCTGTTGAAACGAGCCGGTATAGCCCGTCCATGATCCCGTAACGTAGGGTGCGCCCTGTACGGGCCGCGTGATGGGCGAAATACCGCCCGAGGCTGATTCTGCATTTGCCATGAGACAGGCAAGAAGCGGCCTGCTCTGGTATATCTGGACAACCATGCTCGGAATTACGCCACGCCGAGTTAAGGCTGTCAATTCTGAGGCTATTGCACCGGATGCCGGTACAACGCCCGTTCCAAGTAAACTCATTGTTTTTTACTCCTTTCGGCGTTAAATCGCCTTACCCGCGTGAAGATCGTCGATGAGATTATGAAGCGTTCGGTTGCGGAAGCCAGCCGGGTCTTTGTACAGTGCGTTGTCCTTGTCCGGTGTCGGCATCTCGGCCCTGCCGAAGCGACCAGCCGGACGCGGAGCGGCGACAGCATCAAGGCGCGTCTTTTCCCGAAGCGCAATCTCGTAGTCGGCAATCCCCTTGTCGATCATAAACTGCTCAAGGGATTTCAGGTCTTCGGCGGGAAGATGGGCCACCGGCTTGCGCCGTTCGGCCAAATTCTTCATCGACTGTTCATGCGCCTGATTCTGCTTGAGTTTCTCGATCTCCGAGAGCAGAGGCGCAGTGGCCGCCGTAATAGCTTCATCCGCGTCCACTTCGGGAAACGGCGTTTCAGGATTGGCCTTCTTGAGCAATTTCAAAAAGTCTTTCCGCGTTGGCCCGAGTGACAGCTTTTGGGCCAACTTTCCGAGTTCGGCTACGTTTTCATCAACTTCTACCATGACAATCTCCTTTGGGTCTTTGGGTTATTTGTTGGGTTTCACAATCTTCCCGTTGATATGCTTCTCAGCGGGATGCCCGAGCAGCGCGTGGCCACCATGCCCCATGTCGGGGATCGCAGGCGGGTAGCCGACGAGCTTGCTCGACTTCTTCTTGGTGCTATTATACTTTGGTCCCATAAACGACATATTTTCCTCCTTATGCTCCGGGCTGCGGTTGACCACCCGCGCCCAATTCTTTTTGAAGTTGCGCCTTTATCGTATCGGGCATACCGGCGATTGCCTGCATCTGTTCGGCAGGAACTAAATCAGCAGACTTCTTCCCGGCAAAACTCTTAGACAGCATTGAGAGCGCTTTGAGCACCGACGCGCCTTCTTCGCTGTCAGACCCGAGTAACGGTAAAGACTGTTCCAAGATGTGTACTGCCATCTGGACGTTTGCCTTTGCCTGCTCGGTTTCCCCTTTTTTCTCATGTTCATTTGCGGCAGGGGTTCCGGCGGGAGGAGCCATTGCGCCAGGCTGTTGACCTGACTGCTGACTCTGTTGATCTAACTCTGTACCATCCGGCATACTCGTTCTCCTTTTAATCGGGGCCAGTTGTCTATACGATTATCGTATTGTGGCCTGGACACCCGAAAGATTCGCCACGCTCAAGCGATTAGCGCTTTTTGCTCCGCTTGGTTCTCTTTTTGCCTCGCGCCATAATTACCACCTCCCTTCGTTGTAAGATTTTACTTCCCTTTCGGCTTGAACATCTTTTTCAACTTTGCCAGAATACCTACGGCTTCATCGTCCTTGGCCGTCTCAACGAGAGATTTTATTTGTATAAGTGGCGCTTCTTTCGCTTCACGGTCCCTGATTTTCGCCTTTACCGCCTCGGCGTTCTGTACACGCATCGCGTCTACCAAATCTTCCTTGTCATAACAGCCCGTCTTGAACAATTCAGCTGCGGTGTCTTTCTGCTCCTGAATGAAGATGGGCGAGGAGGAATGAGCATCAACCTTTACCACCGCGCCATCAGTGAGCTGCTTTGCGATGAAGGCCATGCCCTTTTCTGTCCGGTAATGCGTATCATCATAATCCTGCATGGCTTTCAAAATGATCGTGGCGTATTTTTCGGCGGCATCCTCAAGAATAGCGGCCTTTTTCTTTGCCCGTGAAGCTCCAAGCTTTGCCAGCATATCGGCATGGCCCATTGCCCGAACGCCCGGTTCGCCACCGCCCTTCATGATCTGCGACAAGCCGGAAACATCGTTGAACATTTCTTTGATTTCTGCCAATTCGCGGAAAAGTTCCGACGATCCGGTAGGATAATACTTTTCTACTTTCCCCATCGTAGCGGGATCGCTTGAATGTGCCACGCCCCCCGCATATCGCAAAGCTTCAAGCATCTTTTCTTCTAACCCCCATCCAGCTATCGGAGGATCAGCCAGCTTTGCCAGAATTTCCTTGATCTGCGGAACGCGGATATTTACCCATTCCTGCAAAGGGATAAGATACATCAATTCCGAACGGCCCCAAAAATAATCATCCATGCCATTCGGGGTCAATTTCACAAACGGAACTTCCCCATGAACGAAGGTGTTTTTCTCCGAGTCATGCAGGATTTTCTCACCGTTCACCATGACTACCTTGCGATGATCTTTTAGGTCATCGTCATATACCCAAAGCTCGTAACAGGTAATTCCATTCTCTCCGATTACAGGCTCAAACCTGTTCATCAAGATTGAGTTTATATTAACCTGACCCGTTGCTTCTCCGGTTGTCGGAGTCGTTGAATTGATAATCAGTGTTTGGACACCGCCGGGCAGCAAGGTCTTATCCTCTGCATCTTCTGGCCTTTCAAGGCAGGAAAGAATGTCGGCCTGGGCCTCTGGACTCATGTACTGAATCTTTCGGCGCAATTCGCTTTCGGTCATAAAGAATTCATGCGCCATTGCTTCCTGATCAGTAATGGTGGGAACGTCCTCGCGGAGTACGCCAAAGCTGTAAGGCCGAATTGTGTACGACCCGAATTGACCCTTGCCCTTCGGAACGTACTTTATAATCATTGTGTCGAATACCAAGGCCAGATTGAGAGCGTCATTGAACACAATATCCGTATTGGAATCATGCCAAAAATCGTTAACCCTTGGGGTTAAGATGTTTGCCTTCTCAACTTCAAAGGGATAAATGGTTTCGTCGGTTTGAGGGACTTCGATTACAAAAGAGGTTGTTTCGCCGGAGAATAGGAAGGATGCTAACAGATCGATATGAGCAAAAAGCTTATTGTACTCAACGCATTGCTGCGTTTCTCCGTTGCCGTACAGATACCAGTTTCGGAGAATGTCGTATCGGGCCTTCCGATCACCACGAGAACGGAAGCAATCTTTTACAAGCTTCGAATAAAGAGTTTCCCTGTCGGCCCGGTCTGTAGGGATTATCATGCTTTTTTCTCAGTGAGCTTTGCCTGGTGCGCCTGTCTTGCCACTTGCGCCCTCCATTGCCTTGAGTCTGCTTTCGGCCCATCGATCTTTATGGAACCGCCCGCGACCATCGGAAGCATCTTGTTGCGCTCGCTCGTATCGATCCACTTGCTTTCTCGATCGGGCGTGTGCTTAGTGCTTTCGTTGTTGCTGAAATCATCGAGGTTGTACGAGGAAGTCAGGTGTTCCAGATTGTCGTCGGAGAAACGGGTTTTTTCTGATTTGAAGGCGAAAGGCTGAGTGAAAATGCGCGTTACGTTGATTGATCCACAGTGGATGCAGGAAGGAATATTTGAATCGAAGATACGGTTACAGTCTGAGCAGCGGTATTCCTTTACCACCATCGACATTCAGTTACCTCCGATACCAGATATTGTATGTGACAAAAAACGTCACCCATTGGTAGCGAAGATAACTAAAGTTTCAGGATTTGTCAAGAACTATTTTAATTATTTTAAAATATCAGTTTGAAAATCGACTTGGCGGCATGATGATCTTGCGCTGTGACTCCCTTACTTTGGCCTGGAACCGGCGCATAACGCGCTCTTTCTGGTCGTCGTCGAGCTGGTCATGGAGCGCCTTAGTCTTCTCCATCAGGAACTTGCTGATGCGAAATGCGGCTTTGTCACAGCGAATTTGCAGCCGTTCAACTTCCTGCTCAAATTGCTCTGCGGTCATGTGGGTTTTTGACATTGCTTTTCTCCCTGTAGAAAGCGTTTGATCTTCGGCAAACTCCCTGGCTTGAGAGCTTCCGCTTTGATGATGATAAATGCACGACCTAAATCCAAAGTGATTAACTGGCCCATCAATGTAACATACGCGCCAATCTTCACGCCGTCAGGTAGCCGGTTGTTTTTCCACTTGATGTCATACAGCCCGGATCGCGGTGAGTTTATCCGGCACTGGTAACCGACAGAAATAACGTATCCTTGCAAGATGATGAAGCTAGTTGCGTTCTTAACTCCGGATAGGTTCATTCTTTGTCACCAGCTTCGCAAGCCGCTCACGGGTCTTCGCATAGAAGTGAACTACCTCGCCTTTTTTGATCTTGATCTGCTGCTGACCACTGATCTTGAGTTCCGTCAGATCAGCGAAGGAAAGCAGCGCGAGATATTTGCAGATTTTCTTTTCAAGTACCTTTACTTCATCTATGTTCATTTATCCCCCTTCGTTTTTGCAATCGAGCAAGCAAATCCTTTCTTGTATTCGGTAATATTTTTGCGATACGTTCAATCCATTGCTCGACTGCATAGCAATCTCCCATGAAAACTTTTCGTTTCTGCAACTCCGCGCCGAACACTTGCATCACATAGGTCTTTAGCATGAAGTCGAGCTTAGTGCAAACGTATCCGGCCTTCTCCGATGTGCTCAAGTCGTAATTGCGCCGAAGCTTGAAACGCGGATTTTTGCCGCACACTTCCTCTATCTCGGAAATCCAGTAACGCAAATTTAGGTAGCGAATGAGAAACCGCTTCTTATGTCCCGGCTTATTCTTCTTTGGCGGCCTCTCGCATTGTTCTGGCAACTGCTTCAAAAGCATTCCAATGCGCGTCTGTGTGCGGGCGCTCATCGTGCCAGCCATTGCCTTGCGGATCGTGTCGGTCGATAGGCCGGACTCTTTTGCAAGCCGAGAGTAAGAGTACAGGCCGACGAATTTTAAGCGCGTGAGCTTTGCTGATATTTCGGATTGAGTCACGCTATCAATCCCCTTCGCTTCATGAAGTTTTGGAGAATATCCTGCTCAGGAGTTGCGCCAGACGCATCCTTAGCAGTAACCACGTTATACGTTTGTCCCGCAGCCATGAGCGAATCACGCGCCCAAGCGATATACGAAAGAACTGCAAGCGCAGTCGCAATAACTCTATCATCGTGTGATCCACCTCTGCCCTCCAACTGTGCGCCGTCACGCGCAAAGTATTTCATTTCGTCAAGATGATCGGTTGAACGAACATAGAGCTTGTCGCTCATCCATAAATCTTTCATCCGGTTCATCATAAGTTCTTTTTGCTCGCTGCCGGTCTTGGAATGATACGCAAAGCTCTTACCGACTGAATCCTCACGCGCATAGAAGTGATGTTTGAATCCGGAAAGTTCATTTGCGAATTCTCCATTGGTTACTGCCTGGCTTTTCAGGACGTGATTTATTTCGTTGAAGACCGCATTCCCAGGTCCGGTGAGTTCAACATTGACTCTAACGTTTCTATAAGTTCCCACGAGATGGAGCAATACCCAAGCAAATTGAGCTGTTCCAACACCGGCAGCGGAGAACTCAGCAACCTGGATAATTCTATCAGCGTAACAGCGATAAACGATCGCAGTCGAATAGTCTGAGTCTTCGTTATATCCATAAGCGGGGTCAGCCCCAATAACGTACACTCCACTCGAATTCGGTTTTTCCCACACTTTTAAATCTGCATTGGCACGAGTAGTAGGGTGCAATCGGGTGTCCACAAAATCATTGCCGAACGTGTAACGATAGCAGTCATGTTTTTCTTTCACCGCCTTCTTGTATTCGATGGTCAGTTTCTCCGGAGAGAAAAACTTGTAACCGGACATGACCCATCCGATTTCTTCCGTGGTCGGGTGCTGTTGATGGAGCGCATTCCAATCGCCGTGTTTTTTTTCGTGGAGCTGCAACCGGAACCATGCCCATTGCTCGGGCTGTATTTCGTACCCAAACTCTGCCTTGACTTCCCTCGAAAGCCGAGACTCTTCCGAAGAGAGTTTACCGTCCCAATATACACGGTATTCATTACTCCCTGGTTCGTAACGATACAAATCGTGTCTCCACCATCCGATGAAGATGAACGCTTGCGTTGTAGCTTTTTTAGCATCTTGACAAGCGTCGTAGAAATGGTTGAATCCGTTAGGAGTCGATTCGTACAAAAAGAGCCTGTTCGGGTGTATATGAGCACAGGAATCTCGAAGCTTCGAAAGTTGTTTTTCATCTGACCAGCTCCCTACCTCGGTATTTATTGAGAAATTTAAGCCTTTGCCTTGGCCGAGGTCCCCGTCATCAGCTTTCTTTCGCTTGCCTGCTACCAGATACGACATGACAGATCTATTGCGTAATTCAAGCTCATAGATGTTATGATGCTCAATCGGCACTTTCATGTTGCGAGGAAGATACTTGAGCATTTGAGTAATGATCGAACGAGCGCGATTGATATTGCTTGCATCATCGGCAATCATCGCCCCGAGCGTACCGGGGAACTTTTGAAGCCAGTACGCGGCAATGGCCTGGTCTATGGTAGTCAATCCGGCCTGCCGACATTTCATTGACCAGAACTCACGAATACCTTTGTCGATTCCCTTGCGTACTTCTTGAAGAAAGTACGTTTGCGTTCCCCAAAAGTTGAGCGGAGTAACTCCAAACTCTTTCGAATTGATCTTAAGGTTCTGGCAAAACAAAGGGAACTTAGAAAAAGGATCACTCATATCCCCGCTTCCTTTGCAAGCCGGTTCATCTCCAAATGAAATAATCGGTTCCAGCGGTCTGCTCGCCCCTCCCCTTCTCGCATGTATCGTTTGTCGCTTGCGTTCCGGTTCGCGTATCTCTCAGCCGTGTCAATCAGTTTGTTACGCTGCAATTCGTAATGCAGATTGAAGTCAAAATGTTTTTTCAAATGATTTCCTCGATTGTGATGTAGACTCCTGTTTCAACTTTGTTCGCGTAATACTTCGATGCAATCAGACTGCATACTTGAGCATCGTCTTTGTAGCATATTTCATTAAGCGCGTCCTTAATGGCTTTGCAAAGATTGTCTAAGTCAGGCCGCTTTGTGTGCAGAGTGATTCCGTTCTTTCGAGATGCAATCGTTGCTGGCATGTAGAACCGGAGCGTCATCAATAGCGGCCCATCCATCGGTTTTGCCCGGTTCAACGCGGCCACTTGTGCGACGATCTTCTTCCATGCCTTCGACTCAGGCGGGTCGTACATCGCTATCTTACCGCCGAGATTATAAGCGCGTGGTCTGCCTTGCGGCACTGGCGTTCCAGGAACAAAGAATTTTATCATTTAATCCACATCCACACGACGAACCGCATACTGGCGTACCATAAGGCTACGAGTACGAATGTGGCCCCGAGGATAGAAGCGAGAACTTTTATACTCATGGCCGATGACACTGGTAGCACACAGTGTCCTCAAAGCGGGGGACATGAACGGTATCTTTGTATACTTGCGGCATTAATGATCGTGGCGGAATGTTTGCAAGGCTGATAGGGCGCATGGAATAAATAGCCGCAACCAATCCCATCGCCGCAACGAATACCAGAATCAAAAGAACAAACCAAAACACCATCTTTCTTCGATTCTCCGCCTCTTCAAGATACGCAGTCCCGTCATCCATGATTATCCTCCCCAAATTCATGCGTCAGACAGAAAACATGGACCTCGTTGTTCATCGAAACTTCCGGATCATCTATCCACTTATCCCACGCATCACAATGTAACGTCGGCGCATTGGTGCAATCAAACCCCTGGTCATCGGACCCAAGAAATCGACACGGGCCGCCCTTCATGATCCCACCTTCATGCAATTCTGGCAATAATGAATCCTCTCGAAAGGATCATTCATCATATGCCATTTGTGAATCCCAAAGAAACACAGTAACCGAATAATGCGACGTTGAGTTTTTGCAGTCATTTTATGTTACCTCCTTTGGATTGTAAGGGGCTGTACCGCTTGACGTGACAAACTTTGTGCGGCCTTGGCCCATTGAGCCAATCGTAATGCAATCGTAAGCGTTTGTCAAGCAGAATCGTAAGTAGCTAAACTTTTTTATAGGAATGATGCGAAGTGTCTCATTGCCGCGCCTTGCGTCCCTTCGCCTTCCTGCTTTTCAAACACTCATTCTACCTGATAAAACAATAAATATGGGGCAAAATGCCTCACATGAGCGGTATCGCTCAGACAATGATTAAAGCCACAGGCGGCAATAGGGGGCATTATACCCCAACCCAGCCCATCCAGGATTATCCACAACCACAATATGACCTATTTCCAAATGATTACAATGCATTGCGATTTGACATAATGTAAATTATCAGACAATGATTAAAATGTAGGCAAACTAGGGTGTACGAAAATCGGTCAGCAACCGTAAATGTAATACTAAAGAGTGGGGCAAAATGCCTCACACCTGGGAATCCACACGACAGGGAATCAAATGCTACACAGCAACGGCCTGCAAACCCCTGTACTGATATGCCTACGGCGATAGGGGCGATAGTGACAAAACGCGGCAAATGCAGTGCCACAATTTGGCAGCCATAATAATATGATTTCATTGGTAAAATTGTAATCGTTACTATTTGTAATGACAAAATATGGCAGTTTGGATGGACTCAATTACACAATATCAATGAGTTAGAACTGGCATTACGATTGCAATACATTAGTCAAATCGGCGGCGGCCACACGGTTCCCAGCGGATTGCTTCAGATACAGGGAGTACAAATCAAAAGCGGAGGGAATAAAATGAAATTCAACGGCACGGCAAAACAGAACAAGTGGGCGGAAGAAATTTTGAAAACAGCAAATTTGACAGATCAGCAGATTGACAATTTGCTGCGGTATGCCGGACCCACAATGCACGCACAGGGTATTATGGATGTCGCTATCGTTATCGAGAACCGGCTTAAACTGGCGGACTATGCGGATGCGTTGGGGAAATTTTACAAACTCACGCCTGATGAAAAACACGCAGTTGCCGAGGAAGCCGCCGATAAGCTGAGAGGTGCCGCCGATCCTCGATAAAATTGTTGATGTCGTTTTGTCATATCGTCCTAAACCGTTACCAAAAAAGAAGCGCAAAAAACGCCGGGAAAAATCTACAGGGAGTTAACTATATAATTCCCGAATCTTTCATCAGGAGGCAATAAAATGAAAATCACAGCAAAAATGATCGCAAACGCAAAAAAACACGGGGCCTGTGAGGATGCGCTCGCATGGCTGCCCAGCCACACGGTGGCTAATTTGTCCGCAGAGCATCCGGATTGGCTGCTCTGGGCCGCTGGGAATATCCCCGGCGCAATGGACGTAATCACGCCGTCGCAGC